TTTTAAGTTGTCCTGCTGATCTTGCACAATAAGATTTTCTTCTTTTTGCAGCTTTACTACCTTTTTTTACCTTACCTGTTACTGCTGTTTTTAACTTAGAACCTGGATTTGCCTTTCTGTATGCAGCAACTCCCTTTTTAGTCATTCCTGCTCCAGACTTGGTTTTTCGGTAATTAGCACCTTTACCTGTAGTTGTTTTGCGAATTGCTTTAGCAGGTTTTCTTTTAGCTTGTGCCATTTTGTTTCTTCCATTCTTTCTTACAAGTACGCTTAGATTTACTTACGCCTTTTTTATTAGGTGAAAGCCAACATTTTTTCATAAACGCATCATATAATCCTTCTGAATCAGGTCTTTCGTCTGTATTGGATGCCCATGCTGCTGTTGCTTCTTTACCTATTTTACCTTTATATGGACAAGGAGTTCCTGCCATTTCCATTGCTTGAAAAACACGATTATCCTGGCAAAGTAAACTAACAGAGGCCACCTTCATCCCCATGTCAAACAGGTACTTAGAGAGTTTAAGCCTTTCACAATTCATATCACGCACTGTAGTACCGCCAGAAAAACCAAACAGTTGACCTTGTAACGCTCCGCTACGCCCTGTCGTGCAAAGATCTTGCGAATAACTCATAATACTTGGCGCTATGGCCGAGGCTGGAGGACTTTTAACTCGTTGCTCTATAACTTGAGTAGAGCTTGATTGGTTGACGTTTGTGTTCGTGTTATTGGCGTTTATATTATTGTTATTTGTGTTCTGATTATTCGTTGTAACATTGGACTCTGAAGTGCTGTTATTCACATTCGTATTAGTATTAGCAGATGTTGATGTATTACTGCTGGTATTATTAGATGTCGTATTATTAGTTACCGCTTGAGTAACATTTGAAGTATTGGTGGATGTACTCGTATTTACATTGGTATTAGCGTTAGTATTATTTGAAGTCGCTGTGCTAGTTGCAGTTGACGTATTTACATTGGTGTTACTGCTAGTGTTATTGTTAGTATTAGAATTAGTAGCAGTAGCAGTTGTTGTAGTGGTGTTAACATTCGTGTTAGCGTTTGTGTTCGTGTTGTTGTTTGTATTTGTCGCTGTGGATGTATTATTATTAGTATTGTTTGTGGTCGTAGAATTTACAGTCGTTAAATTATTATTTTCACAATTATCTGTACCATTCGTACAGCCTGTGCCTGTTTGTGCTTCTGCTGCATTTAAGTTATATGAAAATACGCCTAAAAATGTAGTAAATACTATTATTCCTATAAATGTAATCCATTGTCTTATCATCTGTAACTCCGTCTATTTATCCTCTCCTTTGAAACTTTTAGATGAGCCTGTTGTGCCAGCATACAATCCAAACCATGCTGCTCCAGCACCAACTACTATAGAAATTAAACCACTTTGTTCAAAACTAGGCGTTTCAAGTGCCATAAACCATATCGTACATTTATACAATAATACGATATAAACTGTCAAAAACATTCTTGGAAATATACGCCAGCTATCTACTGCTTGTGCTAAAAAAATCCATTTTTGATGAGGATTTACATTATTTTCTGCTTCTAAATCTCTAATTTTGTCTTTTAAAGTAGAAATTTCTTGAATCATCTCCATGAATTTATTGAGGTCCATCTCAACTTCGTTACGATCCATGTCTCCACCAAATCTACTTTCTTCTGACATGACTACAGGTATTTAGTTAAAACAATGGCTCCCACCATAAAAGGATAAACACCCCACAGCATATTTTCTAATTTTTTAAATTTTTCAGAGCCTTCTTCAAGACGTTTTTCTATATTTTGATAGCGTATAGCACACTCTTTTTCGTGCGTTCTTATTTCAGATAAAGCGTCTTTAACAGTAGCCATTATTTTTTTGAGGGTCGGCCTCTTTTCTTTTTGACTTCTACAGTAGTGTAAGCTTCATTAACATCAGGAGTAGACTTATCATCACTTACATACTGACCTTCTTCATCCCTAGTTCTTATTTTTTTATCTTCAACTCCACGAATAGCCTGTGCTATTTTTTTTATGGTGTCATGATAAGTTTTAGGCATCCAGCTCATATTATTTCTCCTTTGCTTTGCCAATATTTAATGCAAGAAAATCAACAAGTTTATACAACTTACTAATCCATACATCATCTTTTGGTGTTGGTGTTGATGCAGCTATTAAACTAGCTACAGTAACAATAATTGTTACCCAAGTGATTAAATTAAATATAAATTCCATCATAGTATTCTCCTAATTTTATTTATTATAACCTTTAAACCATGATGGTAAACCCAAAATAGGTCTGCCATCAAATTTGTTTTCTTCTGCTGTTTCTTGGTTTGCGTCATTGTAGTGTAAAAAAACTTGACCACAGTTCTCGCCAAAAAAAGGTTCTCGCCAATGTTCTAATTCACAACCACTATAAATCAACATATCGCCTACTTCTAATTTAACTTCTGTGCCTGTTTTTCCTTCTTCTCCAGAAGGTTCTAAAAAGATAGACCATTGATCTCCGCCTAAGTGCAATGTAGTAGAAACTTCGCAACTATACCGATCTTTATGCCTTTTTAACTCATCCCCTTTTTTATAAATTCGAGCGTAACTGTAAGTCTCATTTAACTTTAATTTGGTTTCTTTTTCCATTAAAGGTTTAAGTTTTTGTAACAAAGTTTCCATTACCATATCGCTATATTGACTATAAGTTTCTGGTATTTGTTGGTCATTCCAAACACCCCAATCTGTATTAACTTGGGAAATATACTTTTCATCAAATAATAATCTAACAACTGTTCGTTTATTACAAAAGTATTGATAACAAAAATTAGCCAATTCTTCAGAGATTGCGTTTTTAATAACAAGATATTTTTCTTTTTTAAAAGTCATTTTGTAATATCTCTTTATTAATAGCTTGTATATTGAAATGAATAAATCTAAAACCTTGTCCTTCTTGCACGGAATACTCATGCACTAAATAAGAAGGAAATAAAAATAATTGTCCTGCTTTGGGTACATAATGAATTTTCTCATTTACATAAGAGACTTTAGTGGGATCTAATTCAGGTAAGTGCATCATAGAGGCTGCTATTCTTGGGTCATAAAAAGCAGGTCTTGAACACTCTTCATCCGTTCTTAAATAATAAAACCCTGAAACGTGGTTATTTGCGTGGACATGAGCTGCATGATGACCACCGCCTTTTTTAGTAAATTCTTGCACCCAACTTTCTGTAAAAAATAACACATGATTTGATATGTCATAGCCCATGTGTGTTAGAAACTCAGCAGCTTTATTACCTACAGTTTTATGAAACTCATTAAAATTTTCATCTTTAACTAAACTTTCAGAATGATGAACTTGCCCAAAATCTTTTTCTGTTTTAATTTCTTTAGCTTTATTTATGTGTTTATTACTTGCCTTATTTAAAGGATCAACCCATTCTGGTATTTCTTCACACATAATAGGTGTTTTAAAGTATTCGTGTGTATATTCAATCATGCGTAGGGTTGTCCTAAATTCCAACAAACTAAAGAGTGCCTTATGCCTTTGGTTACAGGTTTCACTCTATGCCAAACAAATGAAGGAAATACAATAATACTGCCTTTAGGTCGTACTTCTTTACAGATTTGAGGTTGGCTACCTTCGTCTGTACATCTAAAATCAAATTCCAAGTCACCGCCTTTATAATCTTTTGGATCTGATAAACTTAAAGTCATGGATAGTTTTCTTATTTTCCCATGTTGTTTAATTTCGTCTGGTTCATCATAAGGCGAGGTATCTGCATCACAATGCCAATCGTAATATTGTCCTTTCTTATATTCAGTAAATTGGCAAGCTTGTGAAAAATCCCATTCATGATTCCATTTGGCACTTTGATTTGCTTCGTTTATATAAGGTTGTATCTCTTTATAAATCCATGTGTCCGACATCCATACTATGTCTGATTTTCTTTTCTTTTGTATGTTCTTTAATTCTTCTTTAGTTGGGGGTTCTTTTGCTATTCCTGAACCTGTAATAGCTATTTGACTCTTTTGACTTAATCCATATTCTATAATGTCATCGCATATTTTTTCTGGCACTACGGATTGAAAATACCAATAATACCAAGAGAGATTCATTTAAACCATTAGGCCCAATTTCCTGCCTTAACATAAGTGTAGACATCTTCAATAGTCCAAACTCCAGAAGCAGAAAATACACTTACTTCCGGTTCACTTACAATAACTACTCCAGAACCACCTGCACCTGAAGCAGAATTAGCACAACCACTATAGGAAGCTCCACCACCTCCGGCTCCTCTATTCGCCGTGCCTGCTACTCCGGCTCCGTTATTTGGAGAATGACTAGAAGCGTTACCACCTGCGCCACCGCCACCAGATCCGCCGGCTCCTCCGGCTTTTGG